TTATTTAGTAGTAATCAAGCCATCAGGTTCGATTGTGAATTCTGCTTGTTCAGCCAATCGGCCATCTTCAAGCATGAGATAGTAGCCACCATTATACGGCACGAAGCAATCTGATTTCATATCGCCATTTTGAGCGTCCAGGTAATACCATTTCTCGTAGTATTTAACCCAACCAGTCTGCATGGCGCCGTCTGCATTGAAGTAGTACCATTTGCCATTGATCTTCTTCCATCCACTATTGGCCATGTACCCGTCCTTATCGAACCAGTACCAGTTACCATCTGTGTGATGTAGCCATTGGTCAGCATACATATAGCCATTATCATTGAAATAGAACCAGTTGCCGTCAACTGCTTCAAATTTTGAAGTAGGGTAAGAGCCATCTTTACGACTCCACCACCAACCAGTATCGTCGTGTTTCCATCCTGATTGGTCTTCTTGAGGCGGTACGATATATCCTACAATAGAATTTACTGAACGTTCATAGTATCGACAAGGCCCACCAACGTCGAGATAGTCCCAGTTGCCATCGATGTTCTGTTCAATGGTTTTAATGGTAGAACCGTCTGAATCCTCGTAAACAAGGCCAGTGTGCCCGTAGTTCACACCATCGCCTGCTACAAAGTTCTTGACGAAGAACCAACCAGCTTTTGGATATTGAGCGCCATAAACCACTTGCAGTCCTGCTGCTTCTGCTGACCGTAACAAGTCGATAGCGTTGCCCCAAAGACGTGCGCCAAAAAACTTATAAACACCCATACACGTCAAGTCTGCGCATTGATATCCGTACATTCCATCATAATCGACACCAGCTCCAGCGTCTGCTTTATCGATGAAGAATTGGATCATTTCCTTAATTTTACTCATTTATTCTCCTTTTTCAAATTATGGTAACACGCCCGGCCACGGGTCGCTTGTTAAATACGAGATAGAACTTACACGGATGTCTCCGATATCCCTATCAGTAGGTACTGGATCAGTAAACTGGAAGCGTAACATGTTACTATCTCCCTGCCCTCCGAGATACCAAGTCCCGTACGGCGTTCCCTTATCGTTGTAAATACCGCCAATCAGAGATGCCTCAGAGCGGAAACCATAAGGAATTCCGCCTAATCCTAAAATAAAGCAATTACGCTCACGGTCGGACGGTTGGACTTGATAGCCAGGACCACCACGGCGTACAATACCGAACCAACCCCAAGTCAAACCGCCAAACTGATAAGTAACTGTGTCATTTTTACGGCGAACCTTTAAAAATGAGCTTCCTAGCTTTGAAACAATAGGAAGAGTTCGCCAACCAGTGTCACCAGTCAAAACTTCCCAGCCGTCGTTATGGTTCCCACGTCTTTTTATCCATTTTAAAGCGCCATTCGTTACAGCAGTATCCACATAGGTCGTCCCGACCGGTGCGATAACTCTGCCATTTGGCATACCAGTACCGTGGATTTCGTACTGGTTAACCTGGTTATTTGGTCCGGTAGCGGTTGGTAGAGTAACGTTACCTCCACCATCGGATAAGATGAGGGTATTTCCTTCGATACTCAATTTCTGAGGAATGCCTACACCGTCACGGCCGTTTTCGCCTTTAGGTCCTGTAAGTCCAATAGGACCTTGAGGTCCGACTGGTCCAGGTAAGCCAGTAGGTCCTTGTTCCCCTCGTTCTCCACGAGGACCAGGTTGTCCGTCTTGTCCACGCTCGCCTTGAATACCTTGCAATCCTTGAGGGCCTTGTAAGCCGTCTGCCCCTCTTGGTCCAACATCGCCTTGTGGTCCACGCTCTCCAGTTTCTCCTTTAGGTCCTGGTGGGCCTTGCAGACCTTGAAGTCCTTGAGGACCAACTTCTCCTGGGTTTCCTTGTGGTCCTGGAGTCAGTGAAATATTCTGCAACTCTTCCTTAGTAGCAAACTGACTCGTGTCGATTTCGGGCTTAGCTTCTAGCAGCGCTAACCGTCGAATGACTTCAGAGTCATCGTATGCTGAACCATCAACATGAATAGTCTTGAGAATTTCTTCTAATTCTGCTCTGGTAATAATGCTATCGATGTCTACGATGCGACCTGTCTTCTGCTCAATTACAGGCGCATTCTTAGTCTTATCAAGCTCACTAACTCGAACATTGAACTGAAAGCTGTACACGTCAGCAGATTTCTCTACTTTTTCAAAATAGATATACCCGACAACAGGTTCATCCATCTTAATCAACGAAGTGTCGAACTTGACAGTAAAGGTATTATCTTCGATTGTCGCATCAACTGTTGAATATCGTTTAGACTTTTTGAAGTAAAATAAGCAGATGACTTTGTTAGCAGCTAGACTGTCAATCGTGAATTTGAATTCAGCGATGTTCTTATCCATGCTGAAGAATTCTTGGTAGAGTCTATCCACATCTCTGTTATTCGATGTGATTTCAAGTTTCTTTTCGATGGTTTTCTTCAAGTCTTGCTCCTTTCTTAAAATATTAAAAAGAGAACCTAGAAAGGTTCTCTGATTTATTTTTCAGTCCACGCATCGTTCATCTGTTTGACTGCAGATTCAACGAATGTGTCCAGGTCTTTGTCGGTCATACCAATATTATATTTGTTAAGCTCTGCCCGGATTCTAATTCGAGCTTGTTCCAGCTTCTCTTCACCTTTGTAACCAGTTTCAGCTGATACCTGTTCAACTGCATTGACGGCATTTTTGGCTAAGATTTCGATGATTTTGACAGATTGCTCACCGCCTTTTTTAATAAGGTATTCCTTGATTGATTTGACTGCGATTCCAGTCAGGATTACAAGAATGCTAATTGCTGCATTAATGATGATTTCATTGATTTGATTCATTTTAATTTTCCTCTTTGATTTCTAGTTCGAGAAATTTCTCAAACAGTATTTTGATAGCACCGTTTCCGCCTAATTCAACGTAGCTTTCATAAAGTCTTGAAAGTTCTTCGATTTCATGTTGACTTGTATTTCCACGTCGTATTGCTTTTTTTAGGTTTTCTTGCAATCGAAAACGTTGCAACCGTTGCAAGCCTTTCCCGATAATCGTTAAGTTCCGTTGGTTATCTTTCCCAATCTCTTCCACGCTTGAGACTGACTTCTCGAGGGTATCTATCTTATTAGATAGACCCTCAAGGCGTTTGTCAGCTTCTTTAGAAGTTTTTGTACTCCTGAATGAAAAATAGCTTGGAATGATAACGACTAGAACGGGCGTGAGTTTATCTATTAAAGTTAGAAAGTCCAATCTAACCACCCTCTTTCTAAAATGGATGACTATTGAACGGGCTGAGTGTCTAGCTCACTAGATGGTTTCTCTGGTTTTGGTTCAGTCCATTTCCAGATGCCTAGTTTGCCGTTTTGGTGCAATTCCTCCAATTGCTCCAATGTTTGTCCTTGGTAAGTAAATTCTTCGTTCACTTGAACCATGACACGTTGACCTTCTTGGAACTTCTCGATATGGTTCGGATTTAAAATTGTGAAAATTTCTTGCGATTTGTAAGTCTTTCCAGTTTGACCAAGGTCGACAAGTTCAAGTCCACGCTTGAAAACTGTTGGATCTAGCGGATTATCTACATCGGTTACTCGAACCAATACCGCCCAATCTGCAACAGCTTTGACTTCTGCAATTTTAGCATCTTTCTCAGCAAGTTTTTGCTCGTAGCTTTCAGCTTGTGTTTGCAAATCTTCTTGTAGCTTCTTCACGCCTTCCGCTGGATTGAATTCAGTCGTTACTTGAGCAATAACTGCCTTAATCAATTCCTCGTCTGAGTCGTTCACACGATTTCCAATTAATACACGGTCAAAAGCCGTATATGGTGCTTCTTGACGAATTGCAATGAATGTACGATTGTTTTCTTGTAAGTATTTGTTGATAACTTTAAATGTCATATATTATCCTTCTTCCTTTGGTTTATCTAATTCTTCTGCTACTTTGTCAAATAGAGCTTTAAGCTCATCATTCGACTGCAAGACTTTGTTGATTTTTTCAAGTTGCTTGTGGGCTTCTTGAAGTTGCTCTCGTGTCTCGTCACGTTCAGCAAGACTAAAAGCCTCATCGATTATCTTGTTTGTTAGTTGAATACCTAAGTTTTGAATCACTTTATCTGATGTGTTCATGTTCTACCTTTCTATTTTTATCGCCATCGGCTATAATAGCCTCGACTATAATTACCAGCTACTGCTCCAAGATTTCTAAAATTATCATAGATATCATCAAGGATTTTGCTTAATGAAACTCCTTTTATGACGATTTCTTCAACTCCAGTTATTTGACGATTTGTAGCATTAATTGACAAAGAACTTACTCCATCCTGACCGCTCTGCATAAAATCCATTGTCTGTCCATAAAATGTTATAGCTGTTTCAACATTACTACCTGTTCTACCATTCCAAATTTGAATACCTGCAGATGTGTGATCCATTTTCTGCAAACCATTTCGGTTGCTCAGTAGAGCTGTGTAAGTACCGTTAACTCCATTGATGGTACCTGCTCCAAAAGTGAGATACTGCAACGGTCGTCCTGGAAATCTGTTCTTAATACCTACACCATACCCATTCATCTCTAACCAACCTGTCTGCAAATCAAAGGTTGTGTTCCCGTTGATAGACGAAATGCGCCCACCTCGAACATGCTCGCCTGTGATGTCGATTGACTGAACTTTAGTAATCGTCGCTTGTTTCGCAAACAATTCATTAATGAATGCTTGTTGCGATACTAACTTCTGAATGAACGCTGTATCAAACTTAACCTTTTCAGCTGTAACTGCTTCAGCACCCAAAATAGTAGTAGTAACTGATCCAGCTTCAAAATTGACGGTTTTGAGTTTGTCGATCATTGCCGACTTGATGACCGCATTGTCAATCAAGGTGTCACCTGAAATATGCGTAGCCTTACCGACAATGCGGTTGTTACCGTTAGCTCCTACGTTGATACCAGCGATGATATCTCCTGCGCTATTCAAGGCCTTGATGGCAAAGCTATCTTGTAGCAATGACATAGTAACACGGTTATACTCGTTGTTATAGTCAGTACTATCTACGAATTCTTCAGGAATTATGCGCTTGTCAATAACCATAGGTTTATGAATGACGATATTACCAGGGGATGTAAGAGTAAACCTAAGTGAATACTCGTTTAACTCTCCAGTCCGTGGAATATCCAAATAACCTGTAAATACCTGATTACCGGTTTTGGTAAGTTTAATTTGTGAGTTGTAATACATGCCTAGATTTGTAGTATTGTCCAATAACTGAATTAAAACCCTACCATCCTTTGGAACTTTATCAACTGCAATCTCAATGCGATAACCAAGGCTTTCTCCTTGTTTAACAAATTTTTTAGTCAAGGGGAACATTACCCCTAACCATCCAGACATAGAGTCTGTGTAGTTAATTCTAATCCCATCATGGTCGACCCAGCTGACACGCTTTAAATGATTATCGCTTGCGACTGATGAAATGTATTTAGGAATTTTAGTTGGCGCATAAAACAGATTTGTCAGATTACTAAATCTCTTGCCTACTTCGACTTCAAATAATTCTGAGGTCAAGGCCATACGGGCAATGTTTGAAGCAACGTTTGAGTCTGTCCTTCCCAAAATACGTTCATAAATCAATGAGGTTTCTTTGATTTGCTGGAAATCCAACCTATCTACCTTGTCAGCGATCTGACTAGATAGTTTTGTGAATTGACCGTCGACCGTTTGTTTATACTCTGCTAACTTAGATTTGTTGTCTTGTGTTATAGCTTCGAGTCGTTGACGTGTCCCTTCTGCATCTTCTACATAGGTCCTTTTAGAAACATAGTCACTAGCCAAGACTTCCCTGATTTTTGTCAGTTTATTCTCAGATTCTTCTCGTGAATAACGCTTCAGCTCATCTGACAACTTCTCACGTTCTTTCTGAGTCGAGGTTTTAAATGCGTTTAAATCTCTAGCGTTGTCAGCAGAAATTCGTTTCGCTTCCTCAACGAGATCAGCATTTGCTCCAGCTTTTTGTAAAGCTTCCTCTGCTTTAGCTTTAGCTTCTTCAAAACCTGATGGGTTGAACTCTTGGAACCATCTGTTGATTTCTTCAGAAAATTTTTTCTTGTTTTCTTCAGCTTTGGCTTTGATTAGTTCGATACCGTCTTCGACTTCTTTTTTTAGTTGGCTTGATTGTTGTTCAAAAGCTAAATCAGCATTTCTAGCAGCTCTTTCAATTGCAATTTCTTGGGCCGAGTAGGTTGCTCCAAGGATCGCATTTGTTACATCAGAAAGACCATTCGATACTCCTGAACCTCCAAAACCTGCCTTGTCGTCAAACTCTAAAGAAATGTATTCTTCTTTTAGTCCATCGTACTCGTAAGCAACAGCCTTTTTGAAAATATCAACATTATGCTTTAAGCTCTTGAGATTGACTGTGTCCCCTAAATGGACGATTTGTCCATCTAATTCATAAGCCTCAAGCTTGATTGAGTCAGAGACCTTGTCGATGCCTTCATTTGTAAATTTAGCCTGTGCCCACTTTTTCAAATCCTCGACTGTTTTTAGATTGTTGTTCTCATACTCTTTCTCATTGATGTAGGGATAAGAGTTGATAAGTGGGCTATCTACTGTCACCTTGATTGTTGTTTCATGTTCAGAGCCTTCGGGTTTGAATGTAGACCGAGCATGAATTCTAGTAATGACATTCTGCGAATTTTTAGAGCGTTGATAAGATTTCAGATTCTTGTGTGTAGTGATTACAACACCATGATTCTCACCACGATTCTTTTTAACCGTTAGTGAGAAGTTGTCACGCACTAATTCACCTTCCCAAGTGCCAACGATACTATGTTTACCATCCAGCAGTACAGAATAGATATTCTCTGTTTCTGTCATGTTGAATGTTCTGCGTTCTTGAATATCGCTTGTAAATGAGAAATCCCCTAAATCAGTTTTGGCATTTTGAACCATTTGAGAAAGTGCGATTGAACAAGTTTGATTTGCAACCTGAACAGGCTTCACAGAACGTTGCATGATGTCGTCTGTGATGTGATATGCCGTGATTTCGAGTTGGTCATTGTTCTCAACGGGTTTCTTGATACGGAATAACTGAGGTCCTAGAACAGGTGTAGGACATTTTATCAGCATATCCTCTTTGATTCGTTTGTAAATTCCAGTGTCAGAAATTGGATATTTTACAGTAAGAATGAAGTCGCCATTCATCGATTCTTTGACAATCGCAGATGTTGCTTCATGAAGTGGCTCACCGTTCCAGCGAACAGTTCTCACATTTTTATCAAGTAAATAAAGCAATTATGCCCACCCCCAAACTGTTTCGATTTCAATCGATTGAATACCAGGGCCTAAAACAACCCCAACATTCTTCACTTTCGCTGGATCAACTGTGATAAAATCCCCTGACCATTTCACTGGTTTTCCTGTTATTGTCTTAAAACTAGGATTATCAGGATTGTTGACCATCACAAGCGACTCAGCAAGCCTTTCAAGCCTAATGATCTGGCCAGCGATTGTAAATGAAGTCTCAGAAGTGCTCTGACCAACGATTGTGATTTTAGGAAAGGCAAGAGCAGAACCTTGAGTGGTCAAAACTCCGTTTCTTGTTAGCCTCTGTGTGTCAGTGGTTTTAAAGTACTTTGTAGGATGACAAGTGAAGGTTGCTTTGGTCATATAAAGACCAGGTTGAACTTCTTCAAGATCTGTCACATTGACCTTATAGCACCAGAGACGAGTTGTTTTAACTCGTTCACTTTCTAACCAAAACTTTTCACGAATAAACAGGCTCATGAACTGATTCATCTGTTCTTCAGTAGGTTTCACAAGATAGATTGAGTAATTTTTCTTTACAGGCCCTCTGTGCTTGTTTGTTTGAACAATTGCTCCACTAATCCCACCATGCTCCAAAAGAGCTGTCTTGCTCTCTCCTAAAGCTACTGAGGGAGAATCATGGACGATGACTTTGAAAGGGAAAGACGATGTTCTTACACCGTCAATCACAAGTTCGTTATGTTTTACCATGCCATATCTCCTCTCAATTGGCTTCTACGTTGGATTTCATCAGCAATTCTCTGAGCTACTTCGTCAGCGATTCTAGTGATGTCTGCTTCTTCTCTGACAACATTGCCAGTGATTGTGATATTGATATTTGTTGGACTATCCCCCATTGTTTGAGCGATTCCACGACCAATAGCACCAAGCGTCTTATCATTCAGTGGCAATACTGCTTCGTTTCCGGCTTCTCCACCAACCATAAGATTATTGCCATTTGTACCAAAGATGGTTGGTTTTGTCATGATACCACCCTTGGCATACCACTCAATACTGATACTTGGCACACCTTGGCTCAACCAATCCAATGGATTCGCTGAACCACTTACTGAAAAGTGGGGTAGTGGGATATGTGGCCAACTAACACTGAAGTTAAAAAGACCTTTAATCGCACTGATAGCTGAACTTACAAGGTCTTTAGCTCCGTTGATGGCATTTCCAATCGAATTCTTGATTCCTGTCCAAACATTTGAAACAGTGTTTGAAATACCATTTAATACATTTGAAATTGTACTTGAAATTCCATTCCATACATTTGAAATTGTACTTGAAATGGCATTTATCGTATTTGAAATGTACGATTGGATGGCTGTGAATATGGTCTGAACAACATTTTGGATAGCATTCCAGATAGTCGAGAACACTCCCTTGATTGTTTCCCATGCTCCTGACCAGTCACCTGTGATGATCTGCATGACTGCTTTAATGATACCTAAGACAACATTAATTGCAGTTTCAACTACAGTCTTGATGACTTCCCAAGCGGTCGTGATGACCAGTTGGATATTCGCCCATGCGCCCTCGATTAATGGACCTAAGAAAGTCATGACTGCATCAATTACGGTTTGGATAGCATTCCAGACTGTTTCTGCACTAGATCGTATAAGCTCTTGATTTTCTGTCCACCAAGCAACAACCGTTCCAAAGATACTCATGACAAAATTAGAAATCTCTGATACGACTGCATTGATAACTTCAAGAATCGCATTCCAAACGGTCGTGACCACATCTCGAAAACCTTCGTTAGTTTCCCAAAGGTATTTCACAATTGCAACAATCGCTGTTATAGCCACCACTACTCCTGCAATAATCCCAATGATTGGTAATGCCGCTGCAATCATAGCTCCGAATGAAGAGATAAACACGGCTTGCAGGGTTAAGAATATGGGGGCTAAGGCTCCCACAATTGTCAAAACAACCCCTAAGATGACAATGAAATCTTTTACTGGATCAGGTAAGAAATTGAACAGCTCGGCCACACCTTTCACAATCGTTGCCAAGGTTTGGAAAACAGGGATCATCATTTCCAGAAGAGGTTGACCAATAGCAGATAATGCATTGGTTCCAGCTTGTTTCAGATTCCCCATCACGTTTTCTAATCCGTCTGATTCTCTTGCCGCCTGTCCAAGAGCTCCTGAGAGTTTATTTCCGTCTTCAACCATCTGAAGCAATGTCAATTGCTTCTGCGCTTCGCTCAAGTCCTTGAATGACTTTCCGTACAATTTATTTGCAGCGGCATTCCTGGTCGTTTCTGTTGCAGAAATGCCAAGAGCGGCATCGTTAGCAAAGTTTCCCTTCAAAAAAGATTGTAAGCTCTCTGTTACGCTCTCAATAGATTTGTCATAGAAGGCTGCACCGTCTGCTGCTGCCCTAGTTGCACGAGAAGTAAGATCCAAAGCTTCTGCTGTATCCAATCCTGAAGTTTTGGCAAATGAAGCCATCTGAGTGAATGATCCTTGCAATCGCTCTGGGACAATATCCATTTCCTGACCAATAGCATTCAACGCTTCTCGTGCTTGGATTTCCATATCTCCGAAAACGGTAGTAAATTGAGCATTACTAGCTTGCATTTGAGCAGCTGCTTCTAACGCTTCTTTTCCTACTTCCACAAGCTTTTCTGAAATAGCACTCAACTTCTCACTAAACTGTTGAAGTAGTTCTGCTCTTAAATTTCTTGAGATTTCACTTAAACTTTCTTGAGTGCTATCAGCAACAGGCTTTGTTCCCTTCATCTCATCATTGAGATGATTAAAAGCTGTCTTAGCCTGATTTAGCTCAGCTTCCATCTTGTTGGCCTGTGTGGAGTTCTCACCAAATTCTTTTTTAGTGATTTCCAATTGCTGTTCTAGATTTGAAATCTGTTTACTTACAATCTCAGACTGAGCACCAATCTTTTTCTGGGCAAGAGCATTTCTCTCGGCTTCACTAGCATTTGAACCCAAAGCACTTTCTTGCAATTTGAATGAACTTGTCACCTTACTCATCTCTGAAGCAAGTTGACTCTGTTCATTCTGCAATTCTTTCAGTTGCGTTTGGTTGCTTTTAGTTGCATTCCCATTCTCAGCAAGTGCTTGATTTACGTTTGCTAGTTTTCCTTCATAGCCCTTCAAGACGTTTTGAGTAACTTCGACTTCGCGTTGAAAAGCACGGTACTGATCAGCGCCGATATTCCCATTTTTGAACTGCTGTTCCACCTGAGACTGAGCTTGTCTCAAAGTTTCCAGTTTCTCCTTGGTCGTCGCAACTTGCTTTTGCAGAACTTCTTGCTTCTGAGTCAAAAGCGTTACGTTCCCTGTATCAAACTTCAAGGCCTTGTCAATCTGTCTCAACTCCTGACTTGCATCAGTAGCAGCCTTATTGACATTTTTCAACGCCTTCTGTAAGGGTTGCGTGTCGCCATCGATTTCAATTTTGATACCTTTGATATTTCCTGCCATATTTCCTCCTTTCTCAAAAAAATAGAAAAGCGCTGAGAGAACTTCTACGACTGATAATGCAGTCAGGGCAAGGAACTTGACCTCAGAATCACTCTCTCAACACTCATTTTTTATTTAAAAACTGTCAAAATCAGCTTGCGTGGCTTTCCGTTCGCCACCCTTATCCTCGCTCCGCAGATTTACATAATCCGTTTGATAATCCAGAGCCATTCCGATTGAAATGTGCTTTAAATCATCGATAGACAGACCAGTTTCTTTACAGCAGGATAAGTAGGACTCTACTGTAAAGATTTCTTCGCTAGCTGATTCTGATTCATCTGGTGCTTTTTTGTCGTCATGCTCGCATTCAGCATTTCCATCAGCACAGGCCCAACTTCCTGAATCGGAAAGACTTCCATTTCCATGAAAAATTGTTCATAAGGCTTGATGTTAGGATTTGCAGATTTAGCAAAGGTCCAAAAAAGACGGTTGAAAAAGGTCATGTCAAAATCTGACAACATCGAGATATCAATATTAGTCGCTGTCAACTCCTTGTCGGTTTCAAGCTTGTTCAATTCATTCATGAATGATTGATTTTTCAACATCGAGAACAAATCTTGAAAATAATCTTTTCCAAATTGTTGCTTGTAGGCGATAGGAGTATAGCCGTTGGTCCCCAACTCATACTCCTGATCACCAACCAAAACGATTTTGCGCATAGATTTTCTCCTTAACCTGTCACTGCAGTAGGTTCATACACTTTCTTGAACCAGTTGTCATAGATTTCCTTACTATCAGCTGATGTGATAGAACGTTTAACAACTGAATCAAGAGGACGAGGACTTGCTTTAAAGCCAAGTTCACGCTCATTGACATTTGTACCGTTCTTGGTTTTTGAGCCATTTCCTGGACGGCTCGCTGAACAATAGTAAAGAACATGACGTGTTTTGTTCTTGTCCCCTGAAAATTCAAACATCAAGGCAAATGATGTGAATTCTGCATCAGCCTTTTCAGTCAAAACACCCGTCTGAGCATCTTTGATTTCACCCAAAATCTTAGTCGCAAACATTTCAATAATGTGAGAGATTTTGAATTTCCCTTCATATCCTTCATTTGAATTCATGAAGTGATAATCGATATCATCTGCTTTGATTGGTGTTGATTCACCCTTTGGATCCAATGTCAATTCCATTGCCCCAGGAAAGCGGAAAATTTCATCGTAAGCAATCACTCCATCTGCACCAATTGATTTGATTGGCGCAACGTGAACATTTTTTAAACCAAAGGTTACTTTGTTTTCTTGAGTCATGTCATTCCTCCTTAGTATAGATAGACTGTATAAGACTTGACATAGAGTCTTTCAGTCTCGATAAATGTTTCTTCTTGAACATCGAAAAAGAGCTCGTGGGTTGTCCACAGCTCTTCCAGACGTTCTTCCAAATCTTCATCCTTACTCTCAAAAGCCAGCTCAACTGTCACGCTCTTAATCTGATGATTAACCGTGTTGTCAGCTGCATTGATGACTGGACTCGATTCATAATAGACCAGGTAAGGTAGGTCAGGAGCGTTCCCAGTTTTAAACGCTCGATAAGTGACAGGCAATTTTGCCTGTTCTAAAATAACAGCAAAGTCTGATAGTTTCATTTACCAATCTCCTTGATTCGCTTCTCAAAGTTTTGAATCGCTTTTTCCTCAGCGGGTTTGATGTGGACAATACCAGCGACACGACCACCATTTCTTGAAAGGTGCCCGTTCTCAAGTATGTGAGTAAGACTTGCAACTGCGTTGAAGACAACAAAAGAGCCATTGGCCAACTTCTTCTTTTTCCAACTTCTACGATACTTTCCGTATCGTTTCGGACTTGTCTCTTTCAACTCATCCACAGTCTCATCAGCCACTTGCTCTGCAATCTTATCCACTTCTTCAGTAACCTCATCAGAGTAAGCTGCAAGCTCTTTCGCTATCAAATCAGCAAGGTCATTACTCATTTCAAGACCTCTGATAAAGTCAACTCTAAAATTTCAGAATCGATAGGATAGGTTTTTAAGATGCGATATTGCTTGCCTTCAAATTTCGCAAACTCTTGATTCTCATACTCAAAATTTCGAATCTCAACGACCAAGCTCGGTTTTAGCCCTGCTTGATTCGCCTGATAAAATTCAGAGCGAGTGACCCTCTTTTTGCGACATAGGAGAGTAGCTTCAACATCTTCAGAGATTGGTTGTAGTAGTTTATCCTTACCTGTGACTTTCTTAGAGATCAGCGTGATTTCATGATTCCACATTCTTGACCTCTTTCTTTGATGCTATCTGTAAATTATGCAGTCGCCACTGAAGGTGACGTGGCATGTCCACACCACCCTCATAGCGATAAGCAGCATAGTCAACGATAAACATTTCATGGTCAGCACGCTCACCAACAAGCTCGATACCGAGGTTATCGGTCAATTCAGTGATGACACTTGAAATGATTTTTTTTAACGGCTTGTCTCTCAAGTCGGTTGAAATACCCAACTTAAGCTTCAGCAACTCTAAAAGCTGACCTTCGTTCATGTTTACTCCTCAACTTCCTTAGCAGGCTCTTCAGCAGTTTCCTCAACTGTTTCTTCCTGCTCAACTGCGGGCTCTTCTTTCGCTTCTTTTGTTTCAGGAGCTGGTTTCTTAGGTTCATCCTCTCCCGAAACCTCAAGGAAGATAGACCCAGCAGTGTTGGCACCGGTCAAAAGGCCATTGGTAAAGCTATCTGTTGGCTCATATCCCTCACGAGGAAAGATATCGCCAACAGCGTAGTCATGTTTTTCAGGATCAGACAAGTCCTTGAAAGGACGAATTACTTTATAGCTCATACGCTACCTCCTTAAGCTACAACATCAGTATATGTTCCGAAGAATCCAGCATCTTCATCCACTTTCTTAACATCCAAGCGAATGAAAAGTCCAAGCAATTGACCGTAGATGTCGTTGTTAATCCATTTAACAGAAACTTGTGAGCGGTCAAACAAACCAACGAATTCAGAGATGTCTCCAATAAAGAATTTCATATCGCGTTCGCTACCGAAAACAGTATCTTCTACTGTGTAGATAGTCTTCCCACCGAATGAATAGCCAGTTGGAGATGTAACATCTGGTTGAAGCATGTAGTTCCCGTTTTTGTCTTTGACTTTATCAAGAGCTGCAAACATTGATTGAGTTACTACGATACTTGCTTTATAGATCGGTTTAAGTTTTTTGTTGTAGATGTCTTTGATGCCATCAAAGCCAGCTGCATCAGCAACAGTTGCAGTTTTTAGGACGTCAGCAATTAATGAAAGTTCAGTGTTTTCCCCTTGGTTAAACACTTCTTCTTCAACGATTGCCATGATGTCATAATCTGCGTCATCAATCATTTCTTGTGATACTGGGATATAGCCACGGTATGTTTTGATTGAGTAATCAACTTCAGTGATGTTTGGTTTTGCTAGTTCTGGGTTATCCTTCAACTCATCTGTTGACTTCATTTTATTTTCAGTCTTTTTGATGACTGGATATTTACCACCACCGCTGTTAACTTGGACACGCTTCACAAGGTCCAAAAGTGGATTACGTGTCTTGTTTACAAAGTGTGGTTTTAGCACTTCAGTAGGGATTAGAGCTGCGTTTCCTGAGTCAGTGGTTTTCAATCCTACGATGTCACGAGTTTGGCCAGAGCGAATGTATTTTGCGATTGCATCACGTTGTTCCAATTTTTGTCCTCCACGTTGTTCTTCTTTGCTTGGAAAAGTTGGTGCTTTACGGTTTAGTTCTTTAACTTGATTTTCTAAATCTTCGATTTCTTTTTCAAGTTGGTCTTTTTCTGCTTCCTTTTTATCCAATTCTTTTTGGATTTCTTCCAGGTTCTTTTCAACCGCTGAAACTTCGTCATCATTTCCAGCTTGTTCCAATTTAGCAGCTTCAAGCTCAGAGCGTTTGTTCAATTCATTGATTGATTTTTCAAGCTCTACTACTTCATCTGCTTTATTGCGCATACGAGCGCCCAAAATCAATAATTTGTTCATAGATTAAATTTCTCCTTAATTTCTTTCTTGCGCTTATCCAGCGCTTCACGATTTGCACGCTGTTGACTTTCAAAGTCTTTTTGTCGTGCAGCAATTTCCGTTTGCGGATAGGCTGGGAAAGTACATGGACTCACTTCAAAGATTTCTAATTCTAGGATAGTGTCCAGGTACGAACCATCTGCTTGCTCTTCCGTATTGATTTTGATTGGGATAAAACCAAAGCTGCATCCAATCACATCACCACGCTGAACACGAGCATAGGCCCCAACAGCTTGCGGATCATCTTTATTGATAATGATGTCACCGTACAGACCGATGTCATCAACTCCCAAAATGACCGTTCCATTACCAGTCCGACCAAGAACCAAACTATCATCATGGTTAAATAATGCCCTGATGTCAGCTCCTTTGATGGCTTGTTCAACACCCTCACGCTTAATCACTTCAAAATAACCAGGCCACAGTTCCGTTACTTCATCAAACTTGATAAAGTACCCACTCAAAATCAAATCACCAGTATCGCTTTCTTCTCGTGTTTTGAATTGAGCGGTTCGATAACTATTCCGTTTCTTCATTCTCTTCCTCACCCCCTTTCAGTTTCTTCTGGTCCCCAAGTCTATCTTGTGGAATATAGTTTTCGAGAGCAAGGAGCTCATCCATGTCAGGATCAGGTGGCATCCCAAGCCAATCCCTCCACTCATTTCGACGCATTGCCATACTTTTAGTCATCTGTTCAGCGACTGATGACAATTCTGTAATGTCATACGAATAAAGCGAGCGAGCATTCAGTTTGAAATACCGATTGTTTGAAACGAGTAAGTCTCTAGTTAAGGTCTGAGTGATTGTTGTAGCAATACTCATGACCGTTGTATTGACAAAATTGTTGTACTCTTCTTTGTCAAAACTACCAACTCCAAGAATAAAAGCTGGCACTCCTAAAAGTCCAGCAACTGTTTTCTTGTCAATTTCAACAGATTCATTGATAGCGATATCTTTTAAACTTAATGGCTTGACCTGTTCAACCTCTAGCAAAGCATCAGGAATAATCCACGGCTCACCAGCTTGACTAGTGCTAAGATATTTCTTAGCGACCTGGTCACGTCCCTCTTGTGTTCCTAATTCCCCACTAGAAGAATCAACCTTAACAATCAGGCTAGGAACGTTCTTGCCACTCATAAAACCTTTTTTAATTTGAATTGCAAGGTTTAAATTCCTAACAATATCCCTCAGAGCAAGTCTGTAGCCAGTTCCTACAAATGGATTGTCTGGATCTGGATTGATTACAAAGTGCACGATTTCGCTTGGGTTGTAGTCTATACCACGATAATTCACGATATAACCAACATCATCACTTTTAAAAGAGACCTCACTCATTGCGAATGGTCTCAAGTTCAAAATATAATCATTCACAGGATCATACTCAACATGAAGAACTGAATTCCCGTCACCAAATAGCAACAGGTCACGCACAATCTTGAAAATCCAAGTTTTGCGAGTCATGTTTTCGCATGGATTTACATCAATCTTCCGAGCCAGTCCGTCTTTTATTCGGATATCGCCTTTATCAGTATTCTCCATCAAGTGAATAGTCATATTCGACACCATGTCAGCAATCTTATTGACCGCAGCAATCACATCAGGATTGCGAGCCAGTGGCACATAGCTATCACCGTCGATATAGAGACCAAAATCTGAATGAGTGATAACATTTGTTCCGCTTCGACTCTTACCACGTTTTAAAATTCTATCTAAAAGCCCCATCTTTCCTCACCTCCTTTCTCTAATCAAAGAAGCTCATGACATTCTGATTCTTGCCAAGGTTAGCAAGAGCCTGAATACAAGCAAAAACGCTGGCATCGAACAAGTCAATTCTTGCAGTACCACCGTCACCGTCTAATTTCTCATATTGCACAGCATCGTCCACCTTTTCAATTGCTCTAACATTGCTCACGCAGTATTCGTAAGCGTCAGAATGAAGATAGTAAAACTCTTTATTCTTAACTTTGAACTCAATCCGTCTGAATCCCTCTGATTTCAGATAGAAAAGCTGAGGTTGGTCAATCATCTTGAACCGAGCTTGTTTCATCTTCGTCAGGAACTCACGACCAAACTTCCTATCCATCCCGACAGCGGCAATCTTGAACCCTTTCTCCCTCATCTTGATGAACCATTTAACGATATCATCATAAAGGACGGTCGGAGTGTTACTCATAGTCAACCAACCATCAGACTGCCACCCAAATAGTGGAATGCCATCGTCATTAGCTTTCTTTTGAGCATTGACACGAGGGAAGAAAGCATGTGTGATGCAAATATCAACATCTTTCTCACCATCATGGTAAACCCCATAAAGAGCAGCAGCGGTCAAGTCGTGCAATCTTGACAAGTCAGCACCACCGTACCATTGGATTGGTAAACGTGCCAGCTCCTCTAGGGTCCAATCGTATTGACTATCTGAAGCGATGAACTCATCAGGATTGAAGTAAGCATTCATAGAGTTTGTGAATACATTCAAAGTCTTGTTGAAAAACTCATTTCTTGTTTGTGGGTCATTCATAGCTTGTTCTGCTTCTTCTTTCAAAGCCTTGAGCGACACCGTCACTCCCCACGAAGGGTTGGCTTTTTTTAGGACATTCTCGTCCAGGTAGTCGCCCACGTCTCCATCAGTCGTCTGGTCAGCTTTGCAGATAAACATGAACAAGGAATCATCCTTGACTAATTGTTTAAGGACCTTTTGACAGTATTTCAAACGGTTAGCAAGGAATCCAGTAGGAATATCTCCAGCCGTAGAGATAACAAAAAGCATACTGTTTCGGTATGCTGACATTGTTTTCTTCATAAGTCCGTATTTCTTACTATTTCTCGTCGTGTGAGCTTCATCAAAGATAACAACGTTTCCGTTCAATGAGTCCAAGCGGCTTTCATCGTTGGCCAGTGCTTGGATAAAGAATGAACCTTCATCACCAAAGTTAGCACTGATTGAGTGTTCCTGGTTGTTGTCCTTGATACGGATGTTCTTGTCATTCCATCGTTCAACATTGAACTTCAAGAATCCAAAGGCTTCCATCGCTTGTTTGACTGAGTTGGCCACGATGTAGCATTTTGAACCGCTATCTGTGTCTAATATCTGATAAGCAAGTGCGATTGCAGCAGTAAACGAGGTTTTCCCATTCTTCCGAGCAAGCATGATAAGCGCTTCTTTGAACCTGCGCTCATTCGTACCCTTATAGTAAAAACCAAACAGATTGACTACTACGAAATGTTGCCACGGTTGCAAGAGCAATGGCTTGTTACGGATAGATACCGCAAGCATATCATCACCCTGCTGGTGGACTATCGTGTTCTCAATAAAGTGAACAACGAAATCAACGATTTCCTCATCCATTTCAAACTCGGGATTGTCAAGATCACGAATGAACCTTTCAGCAGCAAGAATATTCTCCTCGCAATGTTCCTCTCTGTGAGAAATGACGTGCCGAGCATACTCTTTCGCTTTATCAAGATTACCCATCTGCAGTCACTCGCTTCTTCTTGATTTCGTTTTTGAACTTCAGGACCTCAGTAAGAACTGACTCACCTTCTTGTTCTACTACCTCACCGAGGGACTTCGGATTCATCATAAGCTGATTAGAGTAACTGAGAATGTCTTTCCTCAAAATTTCCATCGCTGTCAAGATTGGAACTTTACGCTCATTCTCAGCACCAGCCTTATTGACGTAGGTGTCTGTTACTGGATAACCCATGTCAGCATAATCTTGAGCAAGTTTCTGATACTGAAAGAGCATTCCTGCGAAAATGTCAATGATCATTTCGAACTCTTTCCGATAAGTGCCCAAGTCTTTCATCTGCTTGACCACTTTTGACTTAATCGACTTCGCTGTAATTGGTTTAGCCAAAAACTACCTCCTTTCGTCAAAATCTCTTAGTTTTTACCCCCTTTTTGTTTGAAGGCCCCCGACTTGGAAAAAGTTCCCTTCACCGGTACCCTACTGGCCAAAATGATTTTTCAAAAAGAGGGGGGGACTAAAAATTTTCATTTTTCATTTTTGAAAAAATTTAAAAATTCTTTTTTTCTTTTTTTCTGCCAATACAATCCTTGATTGATTACTCTATCGTTCACTCTATCGTGAAACGTATTGTGTTTCTTATTCGTCAACGGCAAACAATTCCATTCAACGAATTCAAGTTCAGGATATTCAGATGCAGGAAAGATATGGTGAACCATTTCCGCTTGAACAGAAATTCCGTAACGCAAACTTTCTTGGCAAAGATAATCATGCTTACGCATTATCCTATCACGGAACTTCTCCCACTTCTTAGATTTCAAGGATGGTCTGATAGGTTTGTTATACATCTCAAACCTCCTTTCTCAACGCTAAAAGGGACAGGCCTTTGACCTATCCCCTCCTCATACAAGAAATCTATGCTACCATAATAAACCTTTTTTTGTGAGACTTCAAGATGCCTTTTGTCTCATTTTATTTTGTTTATAAAATCATAGGCCAATACAAAAACAAATACGAGTGGTAAGAAAAGAAATATCAATCCGTTCTCAACTAACTCAAATACATCACTTTTCCCCCAATCAAAAATAACGACTAAAAAAATTAAGGTTAAAAAATAGACAACTAGATATCCTAAAAATAATCCCAATGTTTCATCCTCCATCTATACCAATTCCACCCCTCACTTTCACATATCTTATATTTTGTTAAACTCACTCTAAATCTCAAACCCTTACTAATCATAGGTTTTAAAGCGTTTCATTTTTTCAGTTTATGCTTAACTCATTATGTGAAAGTAATATCCAAAAAAATTAAATGACAAAGTTCCGTAGCGCATCATCAAGCTCCGCTTGCTCAATTCCTATGTATCTAAGCGTGATTGCTGGTGATGAGTGATTGAACATCTTTTGTAATGTTCCTACGTCCTTTGTCTTATTGTAATATTTATAACCAAATGTTTTGCGCATTGTGTGAGTTCCTACGTTATCAATCCCTAGATCTTCAGCTGCTTCATGAATGATTTGATAAGCTCGCTCACGAGTGATCGCTTTATTTTGTCCTTGTCTACTCTTGAATAAGAAGTGATGAAATGGTTTACCTTCAACATATCTTCTCATTTCTTTTTTTAGTTCTTTTGTCATTCGTCTAGTTATCTGCTTGCCAGTCTTACGTTCTCTCAGTTTGATGTGCCAGCCTTGGACATCTTTGACTTTGAGTGTGAGGATGTCACCTACACGCAAGCCTGTATTCAGACCAGTGATGAATAACATGTAATACATCTCATTCCATTCTTTCAAATAGTCTTTCATGGCCTGGATGTCATCGCTGTCTTTTATCGGTGATACATATTCCATGTTTTACCTCCTTTCTATAAAACAAAAAGCCAGCGTTTGCTGACTCTTGATGATGCTTCTGTTGGACAACTTTTTGACTAGAATTAAGGATGACTCCTCAAGTGTGATATGTGTTTTTGTTTCAGAAGTTCATGCTATCATGATAAACCTTTTTTTGTGAGACTTCAAGATGTCTTTTGTCTCAATCTTATTTACAACTCACCTTTCAGTATAGCGTACTGCTCTAGGATAATCCTTCTACGTCGATAGATTGTAGCTTTGCTCATGAATTTCTGTTCTGCTATTTCTTCCCATCTCAGTTGAGGATATCTCCAGCGCAGATTAAAGATTTCCTTATCTTCATCAACTAGATTGATCAGGAGTTTGTTAATAATAGCTTTGAACCCTTCGAGAAATTTCAAAGTTGGATCATCTGCGATTCTGATTGCGATAGTTTCGGTAGGTTTGCTTATTCCTACGATAGGACCACTCTGAGCATCTGGGTTTCGAGTTTCTAATTCTAGCCTTCTCAAATCTATTGTACGTTGAATGTTTTGGAATTTGAAAAGTTCTCTGTCTAATGTTTTGAGGTCTTCGTCGCTCAATTTTTTCAAATTTTACCTCCGAATTTTCTAAATAATTAAATAAGCTATCGAACATTTTAGAAAAAGCCTTACTGATGTCAGAAACTATCTGCTTAATCATTCTAGATAAAACTTCAATTTCTTCCTGACTTAACTTTATAAGCTTATTTTCTAATTCTAGTTGTTTCTTCTGAGCAAGTTGCTTAGCTTTCTTCTTCTTAATCCTTCTATTCATCTTGCTCTCCATTTCCTGGTATTAGCTTTCATGAATGTAGCCTGCCATTGCTTCCTGGATGATGATGTGAGTTAGTTTCTTGTACTTTGTCATTACAATCTTACCTCATCTCCTATTTTGATAGATTCATAGTTTGTTTGAGTAACTACGAATACTCCGTAATTTTGTACTGTGATTGTGTACAGGTCGCCTATTTTCTCCTTGTGGACGACTTTACCTTTTATTTCTGCACCTTTGTTATCAGCTTTGTAGACGACAATCGGGCGCTTTGCTTCTAATTTTTTAATGTGGATACTCTGCCAAATGTTCAATCCAGCAGACAATAATATCCATATTGCGATAAATCGTCTCAATTTTCATTCTCCTCCGCAGCATACTGCAACCATACAAGAGTTTCATATAAATCTCTTGCGTGTTTCTTGATACCGCTTAATTCATAATCGTATAATTCATCGGATTTTTTTAAAATATCAATTTTTAAATTTTCGATAGCTAGAATAAATTCTTTTACATCTTTCAA